AAAGAAGCTGAGATTGCAGCTAAAGGTGCTAATAAAGCAGGCATTCAAGAGCGCTTACAACAAAATTTAGGAATAGGGCAGAATCAAGGTCAACAAGATGAGTCTAGGGATCGTAGTTGGGTTCCTGATATGTCTGGTAGAACACCGCCAATACGTGATGCTGGAAACGCTACAAGCGCACAACCAGGAGCTGAAGGCACTGGTAGCCCTACACAGCCAGGGTTCTCGCCAAATGGTCCTGCACAGGCCGCTAGAAATGCCACAGCGCTTGATCAACAGATGCCTAGCCCTAATATGGCTGGTTCAGCACAAGGGACTCTGCAGTCTCAAGGATCTCAACAAGTGGATGCAGAACGACAAGCCCTAGCTTACGAACAGGCTGCTATGGAAAGCGCAGATGATGGTGATCATCCTAATGCTGTCCAATACGCAAATAAAGCTAAGCAAATTAGAGCAGATATACGGGCAGAAAAAATTGCAGAAACTAAAAAAGAAATTAAAGATAAAGAGATAGCATTAGAAATACATAAAAGCGAAAAGAAAGCATACGATGATTTAGCTGCAGAAGGAGAACAAGCGAAGAAAACTTCGCGTGCTCGTCAAACTATGATCGATCAATTAGCTACAGGAAAACTTAATCCTAAAAATGCTCGAAATCTTTTTGCCAACATGTTCAAAGGGTCTCCGTTATTAGAAGGTCTTTTTACTACACCTGAACGTGAAGTATTTAAATCCGCTGGTGTGACGCAATTTGAAGGCATGAAAGATATATTTGGTGTACGACTTTCAGATGCTGATTTAGCCATAGCATCTACAAAAGTGATGGATCCAAGCAAACCTGTAGAAGCCAATTTAGCTATAGCTAAATATTGGGATTTTGCGGACAAAATGAAAATAGAAGAAGCAAATATTGCCAGAGAAGTTAAAAAGGAAAACGGTGGATTCCTTCCAATTAATTGGCGTGAATTAGTACATGATAAAATGTCAGAACGTTTTGGCGATGAAGCAGAACAAGTTGTAAAAGAAGCAGCTAATGAAGGTGGAAGTAAGCCATTAAAAATTATTGATGGTAAAATTGCCATAGTTGCACCTGACGGAAGACGTAAATTAGTACCACAAGAAGATCTAAACAAATACCTTTTAGCTGGGGGCATTCCTGAATGAATAATGAAACTTCTATCTGGGATCAATTGGAAGATACTCCTGGACCATATTCTACTTCTCAGGCAAAAAATCCTGTTGCTCAAATTGAAGAATCAAAAGAAGTTAATTGGGATGCTTTAGAAGATGCTGATAAGCCTGAGTCATTTGGTCAAACTGTTGCATCATCAGTTCCCGTTCAGTTAGGACTCGGAGTTACAAGAGCAGCCACTTCCCCAGCTGACTTGTATAAACTTTGGGCGACTGCTGAAGCAATGCAAGGCATGCAGGAACTAGAAGATCAAGGCATTAAATTTGATAAACAGAAATACCTTGAAGCTGTGGAACAAGCTACAGCTATGCTACCGACTCAGGATTTAGCTGAAAAGACATTTGAGAAATCATTACTTGTGTCTTTTCCACCGGGAAGTCTGTATGCCATATAAATCCTATTACATCATTTGTCCAGCTGCATTACCTAATTGATAGCCCATCATAGGGTTACCTGTCATAGCGCCTATACCAGTTCCTATAACAGGAGCTGCTTTTTTCCAGAAGTTGCTTTGAGCATCTGCGCCTTGGTTAAGCATTAGTCTATTATTAAGATTTGCGGCTTGGCTATTCTGACTTGTGTTAAATATACCTTGTGCCTGTTGCTGCTTCATATTAGCAAAGTTAGCAGCAAGATCTTGGTGTAAATTACCAGCTGCAGCTCCTAAAGCTTGGTTTAATGCTGATGATGATCTTGTTCCACCACCATATTGAGTTAATAAATCTGGCACAGTCTGCTGGTTAAAATCACGCATAGCCTGTTCTTTTATTGGCGAAAAAAACTGTTCTGCTCCCTTTCCAGCTTCGGCATATTGTTTGCTAAGCTTACTTATATCAGTAGTGAGCCCTTTTTTCCCTGTAGCTACTTGCTTGTTGTATTTCTCTTTAGCTTTATCTTCAGCACGTGCTTTTCTATGCTTTTTATAGACATATGCTGCAGCACCGCCGCCTGTTAAACCTGCTATTACTTTTCCTAAACCCATATATCACCTATTGTGTTCCGACTATTCTAACGTTAAAACTTCCTGTCTTACCAGTCTTATTGTGATTGATAGCGTACACTTGTTGCCCATTTAATGTCACAGTAGTAATACTTAGTGTAGCCCCACCCCAGATGTCTCCAACACCAACTTGAGATGTCAATGCTGCAGGTATTGTACCAGCAGCTATATCTTGTGCTTTAGCTAAAGCAAAAACATAGGAAGGTAGCCAATTAACTACGCCTGTAGCAGGATTAATTATTTTATCAGTTCCTCCTACACATAGCAGATAAGCACCAAATGCATTCATGTTTAATATGGGTGTTGCAGTACTTCCGATAGCCATAGGAAAATAGTTAAAGTCTTTAGAATTTATAGCTGAAGACATTTGATCATAGAGTCGCTGCATAAACCAAGCAATATCTGATTCATCAGGAGGCCATATGATAGACTGAGGCAAATCCGCTCTTTGAAAGTTCTCGTTAATGTTTATGTTTGAGCTTGTCATTGTATTAGTCTCCCTGAAGGGCTTGCCCAAAGTATCATGCCAAGTATGCGAAAGCCTCCAATACTAGGAGGAATAGCGTCTATTTTATCAGCGCACTTAAATTGCAAGCTAGTGGCTTGTACATTTATAAAAAGCCTTTGCCAAGCATATGCATAGTTAGGATCTTCTACACCGTCATTAGCTACGAGCTGGATACTACGAGTAAATGCTACCGTTGTTGAGTTGTCTATAAAGAATTGAAACTCCAAGGTAACATCAGGACTTACAGTGTAGTACACATCTAGATAACCAAATTGCGCCTTCATGCCATCTTTAGCAAATGGGTTGTATTTCTTTGATGTAAATTGCATGCCAAAGTTAGTGCCATTGTCAGTTTCGCCATCGTTCAGCTGTAAAATAAGGCCATTGTGATCCCCACCAAGCAAGCGCAACGATTCCTGTTGTAACAGGTAGCTATTCCATCTGGCATCTGCATCTTCCCATGCTATTGCAAGATCAGCCCAAGTAAGGTCACGCATACCAAAGCCTAGGCCTAAACATGACAAAGGCATGTTAAAGATAGACCAAGAGTCTTCTGCGTAGTTGTGTAAAAATACTTTATTACTTAGTTGCTCATCTGTTTCACCGTTAGGATACAGCATCCAAGATTGATTAAGAGCATCAAAACGCAGGGCAAAGCATTGCTTAAACACTTCGTTGTTTACATCTTCATATAGGTCAAATACCTTTTCATCGTAGCGTTGAACAGTTACACCGTCGCATGCTACAAAGCCTTTAGTGCCCATGGATGTAATCTTCTCGTCAAACTCTAAGCTTCCATATGGAGCATTACAGGTTTTAGTACTTTCTACCTTGAAGAATTGAAATGGGTTAAACGAGTTACCTGTAAATCTAAATGTCCATGTAGAGTTTTGCATGGATATAATTAGGAAGTCCTTAAGGAACTTAGCTGACTGTATCCAGTCTGACGTAGCTGCGGAAAGCTCGCCACCACTACCTGGGATGTCTGCCACTGTGTTGGTAGGTTGAAACTGAGCACTCCATCGTATACTCTGTGGGTCAGGTAGATTGTTATTCAATATCGTTGAAGGTCTAATAAATAGAAGTCTGGAAGCATATGTCTTAATATCCAGACATTTAGTTATCTCATTTTTTCCTAATCCTAATTGTGCTTGCTGAATCGCAAAAGCTGGTCTAGATAATGTAGTTCCATTAAATAGAGTTATAGGATCTTTGTTATTTGTGAGATAAAGAAATCCATCATGAAATTGTGTAGGTATAGCTCCTGATTGAGCCACGATTGGAATTCTATTTGTTGCATAATACCAATTAGTCCAGTTGAAAAAGTTGCTCGTGTCACCTGTAAAGTAGTCATTTTGTAGCGTAAATGTTACATTTATAGCCCATCCCGCGGCATACCCAGATGCACCAAGTAGTGTGCTAGTAAAAGTTCCATCCAAATAATTTACAGTGCCTGCACCTAAAAACTCTGCACCTCCAGCGGCTAAAACTCCAGCGCCATTATCAACTTGAAAATCTTGTTCTATTCCTGTAATAGGATCTACAACACTCACTCTTACTGATAACGGAGCGATTAATTGAAATGTGGCCGTATAACCAGTGGTCACGTTAGTAAAGTTTTCATCAACTGCAACATTACTTCCAGATGCGATATAAAGAGTTTCTGCTACTTCACAAACATCATCAAATGTATTGCTAGTTTGATTAAATACTGAAAGTCTTCTAGTGTCTTCTACAGCAACTTTAAAAGTGTTATTAGTTTCATCATTCCATTGGTTAATACCCATGATGGCAAAGGCATTCTTACCGCTTTTCCCAAGCTGTATATTAGATGCTGCTGTAACGGTGTTAGCGCCAGTTGGAGTAAAAGACCATGCACCTGTAGTGTAGTTTATTGTGCCTGTTCCAGCAAGGTTACCAGTAAGGATACCTGTACCAAGGATATCATTATAAGTCTCAGTACCGTTGCTTTGTATGGCTACTATGAAGACTTCGCCAGGAAATAAAGGTAATGAAGCAGTAAAAGTACCTGTATGTGCTCCTGCTAATCCATCTCCTGTTCCTATAGAATATAAAGTAACATCTGTATAAGCAGGTTTAAATCTTAGTTGTATTGCGGATTCATTTAATATAGTAGCTGCGCCTGCTGGATTAATAAACCATGCACCCGTTGTGTAGTCTATCGTTCCTGCACCTGCTATATTTCCAGTTAATATTCCTGCGCCATCATCAGTATAAGTTTCTGTACCATTGCTTTGCAAGGCTATGATAGAAACAGTATTTGGCTGCATAGGAAGATTCTTATCATAGGTGCCACCCTGAGTGGTAGCGCCTGTTCCTATAGCAACTACAGAGACATTGATATGTGGATTTGTTGCAGTAGTTGGTTCGTACCCATATGTTATCATAATAGGTCTGCTAGTAGTAAGTGCACCTGCACTAGTTATTGTCCACACACCTGTGGTGTAAACAATAGTTCCTGAACTTCCTGCACTTCCCGTTAAAATACCTGCGCCATTATCTGTATAGGTTTCTGTTTGTGGAGTAGCACGTCTAGTCTTGACTACTACGGTTCCTGGAGTAATAGGCAAATGTGTAGTTATAGTACCGTTATAATTACTTCCTCCATCAGCATAGGCTAAAACCTCAGAGCTGCAATACTTCATCCTTCCAAATAGCGTCTGGCCATTTCGCTTCCAGATCTGTCCTCTGTTGACGTAGGCATCCTGTATGTCATCGAAGGCATCTTCTGGTGCAATCCATGACTCGTAGTACTGGAATAAGCCTGTCTGTGACTGACCTTGGCCTATCAGAAATGGCTGAAAGCTAGAAAAACTAGTCATTATTTACCTATTGCAAACCAGTATAATGTTGGTGTAGCTCCTGGAGGATTCGCTGATTGTCTAAATACAGCAGATGTCAAACTGAGTGTTCCACCGTTTTTATCTACGCAAACTCCAACTGCTGCATTAAAAGCTAAAGCATCTAATCCGGAATCAAAAGCCAGAGAGTATGATAAATGATAAACTATAGTGGAAAATGCAACCGGATAAGCTTGAAATTTATTTCCCGCCGAACTCATTGAGATTGTTCCCCATTGGAAAATAAGTCCATTTGGAAGTTTGTAGAATCCTGGAGTTACGTTACCTGTAGTGTTTCCTAAAAATGCAAAGTTATTAAGAATAGTAGCCTGCCCTTGAGAGATTAACTGGGTAGGTAGTGGCTGTGTTGAATTCCATGTCATGTTAGAACCTTGGTACTGATTGAGCGTTGCTAAATTGCTCTACAAATCTTCCTAGAGCTACATTTTCATAACGCTTAAATAATGGATAATAATTGTTATACGCTACTAAATCACCTCTATCAGATAATATTTCAAGAGCTGCGCCATAGGCTATAAGCTGACCCCATTCGGTTTGTAGTGGCACTTGGTTAGGATTAGCTGCTGCATCCAAAGCTATCTGAGAAATAAATCCTTGCAGAGTTATTTGATACACTTGATCTGGGATTGGACGAAAGGTAAGCTGGTTGTTGTAAAACAGCACGCCTTGAGGACGGGCCGGCTGATAGGCCTGGTAGTTGTCTACTATAAGAGTTCCAGCAGCAGGAATTGCTGTGAATGTAGCAGTAAAAGCTCCAGTCACATAGTTAATCGTACCTGTTCCATCTCCTGATAGTAGCCCTAGTGTATTAATAAGAGAGTAATTAGCTGTAATGCTAACTCCTACACCTACTGCTACAGCAAATGTAATTGAAATTGCACCTGTGGTGTAGTTTATTGTGCCCGTTCCACCAGCTCCACCATTCAGAGTGCCTAGGCCATTATCTGTAAATACCTCGACACCATCTGTAATCTGTAGGGTTCCAGGAGAGATAGGAGCAAAATCTAGGGTAAAGGCATATGGACCAACTATACCTGTACCGACACCAAGTACTTCAGCAGTAACTGTCTGTCCTATATCCGATAGTATTTGTGTTCCATCAGTAATAGTAAATGTACGAGCAATTATAGGTGATGCTTGTGTGCTACCTGGAAAAGCAGCAGTAATACCATCTGCTGATGCTACTTGATCTTGGGTATACTGTTGTGGCCAGTCTTGATAGAAAATATCCCTATCTTGATAAAAAACAAGCGGGTAGCCATTGGCATAAGCCATAGGTTCTTGTGTCTGAAATGCATCTAATACTGGATAAACATCTACGTTAGCGAAAGTATTAAAGTTATATGGCTGTACGTTTATCTGCTCTTTAAGTTCAAAAGGCATTGTGTACACATAGAACGTATTTATATAATCTGTAATGGCAGCATCGCTTAACTGTAATGGGCTAGGGGTTCCTGTAAGATTTCTTACCTTACTAATTATTTGTGTTAAATTCCAAACGACCATTACAATATTCTCCTATGCTTATCCAAATGACACTCCTTGCAAAGCCATTGTATTTCTAATGGTTTTGAATAGTCAGTGTGATGCGCGGATAACTTTTTTTCACATTGACAATTTTCACAATTTTTTGGCTTCACTATATCTCCCAGTCTTAATCTATATGCTACTTCACCTCTGGCATATATTTTCTGTCTATTGTTATCAAAATAATTTTTTCTATTTTCTTTGTCTTTTTTGGGATTATTCTTAACCCATTCAGCAGTTCTTTTTATAAGTTTTTCTCTATTATTCTTATAATACTCTGCACATATTTTCTTATCACATTCTCTACAATGTCTACATGGATAATAACAATTCCTGTTATTTCTCCATTGTACATGAAATTTCGTTTCTTCTTTCTCTATTTTGCATCTTGTACATTTTCTCATATGCCCTCACCTTAAATATAGAGGGCACTATGGCATTGTGAAACATTTATATCAAGCCCTAACAGTTCTACATTGAAAATAAGGCTTATATCCTGAAACATAGTTTTCAGGCATGCCTTCGTAGTTTTTGCGCTCGCTATAGATACGTGAGTGACAAGAAAACGGATCGCTCTTCACTTGACCTTCTAGGTGTCTAATTACCTCGATAGGCAGATCATATTCAAGACCATGGCCTAGAGTGTAGTGCTTTAGAGGATGCGTCTTACTAGCGTAATGAAAATACAGTGCACAACCAGGATCGCGGTTGTTAACAAATACAACACGTTCATAAGGTGGTATCTCCTTTGCTACTACTACTTTTTGTTCTGTAGGGATGCAATCGGGTGTCTGTTCGAGGAAGTTCTTTTGAATTACTTCGCCGCTCATATCGTTTATTCTTTTAGACATATTACCTCTATGGATAAGTGTTAGTTAGCGGATTTATGGGCGCTGGACTTACCAGCACATTCACAAAGCCTCCGCTTGTATAGGCTGAATACTGACGTGTGTCCAAAGCAATGGTGAATTGGCTTGAGGTTATCACGCTTGTGACGAAAGCCGATTGACCGTTGATCTGGGACATTCCCTTAACTTGTGTAAAGTCGACTCTAGGAGTAGATTGAGATGACGATATAGTAATACCATGACCCGCAGAAGTAACGATGGGGTTGCCCGACTGTGTTATGCCTGTGATAGCATGGACAGTAACTGGCCATTCGTTAGGACTTGGGTATGTTACTCCGCCGTTTCCAGCGCCTTTGTTCGGCATCTATACCTACTTGTAGTGATTTTTCGCTATAACTTAAAAAGGGCTGGGGATTTTAACCCCCAGCTTCTTTGGTTTACGGACCAGTAACAGGAGATTGACCCCAAGCTTGGTAAGTCCAAATATCATTTTGTGTAATCATGATACCTGTACCAAGTGTTAAGCCAATTTGTCCAAGGTTAGCTTCTGCTGTAGGCAACAATGTATTTGAATACAATGTGTTAGCAGGAGCTCCTGTAATAACGTTAGCTACACCACCACTTACGTAGGTGCTGAAGTTTGAGCTATTAATGTTTACTGTAAAGTCTGTTGTAGAGTTTACAGATTGAATTACGCCACTAAGTGTGTTCATTTGTGTCATACCACGGATATTGTGGAATGTCACAACTGTTACGCCAACGTCAGCAGAAGTAAAGCTATGTGTCGCAGTGATGCTAGCATTAGCTGCTTTGCTGATAGCAGTAATTGTTAAATTAGTGCTTTGATTTGTTGTGTAAGGAACTTGATTAGGCAAGAATAACGCACTATCAGCAGATTGAAACGGAACAATCCCTGTAGTAGTTATAGCTGATCTAAGTGCCGCACCATTTGTATATGTGTCAATCAAAGTTGCAGGTGTAGATAGTGCACCTAAATATTGATCCCAATATACATAAGCAATGCCATCAACATCAGAGGCAGCAGCCTTAATCATAAACGTTTGGTTAATCATAGTAAATACTGAAGGAACAAAACCTAAGTTTAGATTTTGTGCAGTTGTGTTTGCAGCTACGGTAAGCTGACCTACTTTATATAAAGCCATATTACCTCCCTTAGGTGTTACTTAGTGTTGATGTTAAACGTGTGATCCAGTTGTCGTTCAAGATCCTTGTTGCAAAAGGATACTTGTAGCCAACAGTTCCACGCTGATTCAATGGGTCAGCAGTACCAGAAGCGCCTAGAGGCTTCACGATAAACTCTGCTTCCTTAGCACCAAGACGTACTACTCCGTATGCTTCTTGTCCAAGAAGGAACGAAGAATATACTGGAGTTGCTGCGCCGTTGTTAAAGCCATTGGTGTTAAGCAACCATCTGCAGTTACGGGTTGAACCCCATTCTGCTTCAAGTGCATTAGCTTGGTTAGGGTAGTTAGCAGCAGAGATGAAGCTTGATACAGCTTCTAGGTCTTTCTGCATATCTACGCTCATAAAGCCCCAGTACGATGCACGGATAGGTGCTGTACCGAACTTGTTCTCGCCTGGTAGTGGGTTCGTCATTAGACGAGCGTTACCTTGACGAAGAGCAACGATAGCTGTCTGAATATCACTATCTGTGATTTCAGTAGGGTTACCGCCGTTTACGCCATGAGAGCAAGCAATAGTCGATGCTGTCGAAACCATCATATCGCGTATGAGGGTATCGATAGTTAGACCAAGCTGTAGAGACAGAACTTTAGTAGCTTCGTTCAGCACTCTGTCCTGTACAACGAATTGCACTTGGTCAGAGATAGTAACGTAGTCACCGTACCAGCTGATAGCAGCTTTAAAGTCTGTACGTGATAATTGTGAACCAGCAGGTGTTTGACCGTCGGTTAGTGGGATTGTTGCTGCAGATAGCGTACCGTATCTTGCAAATACCATCTGGTCGCCAGAGTTCAGAGGAATCTGTCTCTTTTGGGCGAAAAGATCGTAGATGAAGTATGGTCTAGCTAGAGTCAACAACATTCTATCGAAATAGGTGCGAACTTCCGGAGGAAGGTTCGTCATTGTTGTAATTGCCATTTGATCTACTTTTTATTTAGATCGCGTCCAAGTTCTTCTGCACCATGCTATTAAATTCTGCATCCGACATCGTTGCATAGTAGTCAGCTTTAGAGAGGTTACCAGCACCACCTACCGCATTGGAGAGGGTACCGGGCTTTCTAGAGTTTTCAACTATACGCTGAGCGTCTCTCGACGGTTGCGGAGCATGCATTACAGGCTCTGGGGCTTGTTGCCTTTGTTCCGCAGACATAGCCATCTTACCAAGTTTGTAAAGGTAAGCAGCTTTGTTGTTGG